ATTATTATACTTCATAACGAAGGGACTGCAAGGCTCCTAAGGCCTAGTGGATCATATAATACATTCACTATAAGCCGGGTAGGTAACTAACATGCCATACGTTAAAGGTAAATGTAGGAGTATAGGTTAATGAATCCGTAACCGGAGCGCCGTATTGAACTATCTGTTGCGAAACAACAAAATTATCGAATCGTAACGCACAAGCTCCCATTGTTGCTGTTGCGCAATGAATTACAAATCTATACGAGGTATCCGCCGCTGTGGTTTGAAATGTGGCAATATGCTTATTAGGTATACCAATACTCATGCTTTGAATCTGATAGCCAGCCGGTTGTATAACAACTGGAGTACCACTAGGGTCTGCAATCATGTAAACAGTTAAATCGCCAGTTGCGTAAGTTCCGGAAGCAACTTCGTAATCAAATGATATACTAATAACCTTGGCTTGATCAGCGCTATCAAGGGTGATGTCAAAAGCAACGCCTTCGCCTTGTCTATCTCCACCGCTGTTTGTAATAACAAAACTAGCAGGACCCTCTAACGGACTGGTCACACTTCTCTGCCAATCAATTACAGGGATTCCGCCGGTTCCGTTTACGGGAGTTGCCGACGCTCCGTCATCATACGTAGTCCAGCCCGTTGTATCAACTAAAGCTTTGGGATTCCGAATATAGTTTTTATATTGAGCAATGGGTGCTGAATTATTAGGAAAAAATGACATATATTAAAGTATCCACCATGTAGAACCATCACAGAACACCGTGATGGATTGATATTGTACTGATATAATTTGACTAGTTAGCCCGTCAATAGTCTCCGAACCATCGGCGTCAATCTCTACGACATTAACGCTGCTGTCGATTTTTTTAATAGTGAATGAAATCCCTGTATTACCAGAAACCGCAGGCAGGCCGATGGCAAGAAGACCGCCAGATGCATTACAAAGGATTATTTTGTCTGTTCCAGCAACTGCTGTATATGCAGTTGTTTTAGTGGTAACAGCAATATTATCTACATAATTCTTTGTTGCTGCATCTTGAGCCGCAGTAGGATTACTTACTGACGTAAGTTTACGGGTATTAAGAGAAACATCTGTAGTAGACCAGTCAAGCTTAACTGTCGCGCCGCTTGTAAGCTGTCTATTTGTAATATCAATTACGTTAGTGCTAGAAGCATCTTTAACCGCTGTAGCATAGAAGTTGGCAAATCTGAAGGAAGCAGAACCTAGATCTTTTGTATTGTCACCGGACGGCCTTGTTGTATTTACAATGACAGTATTAGTGGTATTAAGATTTATAAGAGTAGTTCCGGAAGTATCGTTAAGCGTTCTTCCAATAACGTTAAATGCGATAAAGTTACCAGAATCCCTAATGCTGCCCACATACAGAGCGCCCCATCGAATCGCAGCGCTACCTAAATTATCTGTATTATCTGTATCAGAAATCAAGCTAGTATTAATAGCAACGCTTGAAAGGTTAGAAAGGGCAACGTTAGCCCCGCCACCTGCCCCAGATCCACCAACAACGCGCCAACGAGTAGTAGTATCGTCGTAGTACAAGAGAAGAGATGCGTTATTTTCAAGAGAAATGTCTGCGCCAGATCCAGTTATAATGCGATCTGCGGCAGTTCCGCCAGAGTCGTTAGTAATTACAATAGTATTACCGGTAACGTTAGAGAGCATGAAGAATAAGCCAGAAGAGGCTACAATGTTGTTAATACTAACTAAAGAGCCGTCAGTAAGGCGTTCAACAAAATCAACAGGGGCCACCATAGAAGCGCCCGTACCTGTTACCGTGTTATTATTTTGAGAAGCTTTTAATATGCCGCCGAAGAAAGACTCGCCGCTGTCTACGTGTAAGGCTCGGTTAAGTGTTGCCGTTCCTGAATAAGGACTTAAGAACGCTCCGTAATAATTAGTAATAGCGCCTGTACTTGTGCTATTATCATTTTTGAAACCATAGAAATTAGTAGCAGCTTGACTATTAGAAATTACAACTCGGACGCCATAAATATCTACAGCGCCGCCGGTGCTACTATTAACAAGTTGACTAAGAACTCCGGACATAGCGGAAGTAGCATTCGTGCTGGTTCTTGAAACAAGAGCCCGAACGCCAGAGCTTGTTGTAGTGCCACTAGGGTTAGAAGCTCCGCTACTGCCTAATGTTAACGTTAACTGTGCCCCGTGACTGGCAGATTCTGAGCCAGTAAAGCTGTTTATAATAGCGCAGGATGCCCCTATATTTGGAGAGCCCACAACATCCGTATTGGTTGTAATTAATTTCTGACCAACAAAGGTTGCCCCAGAAGTGATACCGCCGGACACATCTAAAGATGTAGCGCCCGTAATCCCGCCAGCGTCGCTGATAATAACAATCGAATTCTGAATTATTTTACCGGTAGTTAAATCAAATCGGCAAATTGCGTTATCTGTAGCAGAACCGGGACCGGTAACATCGCCACCGGGAGCTGCTTCTATATTACCATTAAGCTTTTGAATTGCTTGCAAAATGTTATCTGTAGCGGCTACAGTTCCCGCTCCTGAAGTATAACCAGTAAGAACCTTACCAATAACAGCAGAGTTTGTAAGAGTTACAGCCGTAGCTCCGGGACCAGTTCCGGTTGCTTCTCCTGTAAGAGATGTAACTGGGGCACCAAGCGCGGCAATATTTCCAACAACTTTATTAAAGCCTTGTAGAATTGTATCGGTATCAGCGACGACACCAGCTCCGGCAGAAAATCCAGTGAGAACTTTAGCAATGACCGCAGCATTGGAAAGTGTAATTGCTCCAGCATTATCAATAGTAGCCTGGCCGGAAGGAGTTACAGAAACTGCAACGTTAGAGCCATTACCTACTAGAATATTGCCAGAAGTAAGGGACGCAAGCTTGCTAAACGCAATAGCAGCGGAAGCGCTAATATCACCGTTAACGATGGATGTAGTGAGAACTAAAGATGAATAGCCAATTGCCGAAAATGTATTAGATGCACCGGACATGCTCTTATTTGTAAGAGTTTGAGTTTGGTCGCCGGTAACAACAGCCCTAACCGCACCTTGAAGGTAAATACGAAGGCCGTTGCTGAAAATCTCAACATCACCCTCAGCGTCGATACTAGACGAAGCCGCTGGCTCAATATTAATACCTTTTATGTATGAATAAACATTCTTCATGTATTAATTTTCCTTAAACCTGAGTTAGAGCTTTGCCCGAAAAACTTAGGACGCCCAAATGGGTCCCTGCTCCGGTAGTTGTTGTTGTAAAACGAAACTGTCCGGCGTCTGTTATATTAAATGTAATATTCGCACTAGCTCCGGTTCGAACTTGTGCAATTTCCCACTTATTATTTGTTGCGTTGGCTGGATTATAAACGATGTCGATGGTGCGAGTTTCCGAAAGAGTAACAGGACCGGTCGTATTTGTTCTGTACGTAGAGATAATGAGTGTTGCGGATCTAACTACCGTATTATCAAACACTAAATTAGGAATTACAACATTGGTTCCTACGTCGTAGGCGTCAATATTATATGTTTGAGCAGTAACGTCATATGTGCCTACCGCAGACGTAACCGCAGTTTCTACGAGTTGTGCGAACTGAATTATTGCCGTGGACCATAGCGGACTTTCGCCAGATGACGGAAAATTAACTATAGTGCCCTGAATCTCAATCTGAATACTCATTTAAACTGTCTCCCAGAAATACCCGTAGTATTCTTTTTCATTTTTAATTGCCCACGAAATTCCAGTCTTACTGCATTTTTCTCCAATAAAACGAGCTGCATCTCTTTTTGAATAAAATCCAATAAACTCTTGTTTATCTAAAGTTATAAGAACAATTTTCTTGCCCATAGACTTAACGAATTGAGGCCTAGCCCCGGGGACTCTACGCGACTTCCTGCTTTCATTAAAACAAGTTTTACAAACGCGTTCTTTAACACTAAATGCTTCAATTTTATCCCAATGCTTAGTTTTAGAACAAAAACGCATTCCATCTTTATCAACCGGGAGTTTATTTGCTTCATTAAATTTTATAAGCCAATCACAGCCCCGAGCCTTAGCGCTTTCGCTCATTTTTTTACGCGAGGTTTCTGAATATTTATGGCCGGTCATTCCGGGGCCGCCATCAGTTAAATTCAATAGCTTACATCCAAGTTCTTTATAAAAAGACATAAAAAACTGTTCTGATTCATAAAGACAATCATTAGTAACATCTTTTGGATATTGAGCAATTAAAACGAAGACGGGCTTCTTATTTTGAGTCAAAAGCTTCTTAATCCAATTGTTCTTGGGGGTAGTTCCTTCTTTCAAAGAATGAGGTTTTAAATGTTCAAAACAACGAACAGAACCCTTAATACTTTTACCTACATAGCGCAATTCCAGAGTATCCGGATCACACAGTCCATAGACAATGGGACACCGATATTGGCCCCTAGAATTGACTATAGATTCGGGGTTAAAAAGCATGGAACTCCTTTAAGCTGAAACTATCCTATATAAGTTGGTAAAAATAGGCATAAAAGCTTGACAAAAATCTTTAAATAATGTATATAGAAACTATGGACATATTAATAGGCATTGTATTCTTAGCGTTCTCTGTTATTGCACAAGAAGCTGTTTTGACGCTTATCTTAAGCATTACGGGAGGTTATCTGCTAGGAATAGGGCTTCATGCTCTGTTTTATAAGAAGGATTTGTAATTTTACCAACTGTATATGTATGGATTCAGTGAGAATTCCGAAATCATATAGACATAGCGAATGTCTCCAATTTTAATCAAGGAGATTCGTATGTCAAAAAACACAAAAGATCTAACAAATTGTAAAAAAGGACGTTTAACTGCCCTATACCCGCTAATAGACTATAAGCCTGGTAATGGAGTTCCTTGGTATTGCAAATGCGACTGCGGGGCATATACGACGGTTTACGCTAGGTCCTTTGGTAAAGCGGTGAATAGTTGCGGCTGCCTTCAAAAAGAATACCAGAGCCGATGCGCGCCCGGAGAGGCCATTTGGGGATCTGAGTATAATGATTATAGACGTAATGCGAAACTCCGCAATCTAACATTTGAACTATCGAAAGAGCAATTTATTGAAATCGCGGGCAAAAACTGCGAATACTGCGGCGCACCGCCTAAAAATAAGGACCATTTTAAGTTTAAAGGCGCTATACAAATTAGCGGAATTGATCGAAAAGATAATAAAATAGGTTACACGCAAGAAAACAGTGTACCCTGCTGTAGTATTTGCAATTACGGCAAAAAAGATTTAGAGTATAGCGACTGGATTAAGCATCTTGACAATTTAGCTCAACATAGGGTAAGCTTAAAAAATGATGGATAAAGAGTATACGTTGGATGAAGTTAGGGCGCGTAGCAATGGGTAACTGGTGAATTATGAAAGAAATCTCAGATAACGAGTACATAGCCCGCGAGCTAGCTGAAGTCTTCAAGGAAGAGCCGTATAAGGCTGTATTATGGCTTCTTGTGCCAAATCCTATGTTTGGTAATATTACACCGGCTGAACTTGTTGCATTGCGCGGACCTGTGGGGCTGGCTAAAATTAAGAAGTTTATTGAAGTTACGAAGGAAGAAAACACGCCGCCGGAGAAAAAATGAAAAAAGACTATTCCAATTTCCGTGATCCAGAATTTGCGGAATGTTACGATAATTGGCTAGAATATCAAATTGAACGATGTACAGCCATTGATAAGCTACTGAAGGAGCTAGACGAAGTTCCAGAACAGTTGGATTTGTTTATCGGGGAGATTAAGTTGTGATTACAGAAGAAATGAAAAGATTCTTTGTTCTAAGAACTAGATCCCATTTATTCCTTGTACGAAAATGGTCAGATAAAATCACAGATTTAAACCACGCTCAGATAGATAATACCCTTCTTAACAAAGAGCGAGATGACCACGACGAATTCAAATGGCTAGAACCTGAATATACCCCTTATGTATTAATTACATGGGATTATGAGCAAAAACGTCTAAAAAAAGAATTTAGCCTTCCTGCTGAAATTAAAGAAAAAATGAATGATGCAACTTTGCACCATATTAAAAGGCATAAGCACCATCCTGAATTCTGGGATGAAAATGTGGGAAATGACTCTTTAAATCGAGAAAATAGGGATATGCCACCTAAAAGAATGGTAGACGGCACAAAAATGCCGTTAACTTATGTTGCCGCTATGGTGGCAGATTGGCTTGCTATGTCGGAAGAATTAGGCACTTGTCCGTATCAATGGGTAGAGAAAAATGTCAATGTTCGATGGAGTTTTACTCAGGAACAAGTACATTTTATTAATAGATTAATAGAAGCAGTTTGGCCTCTACCTAAAGCTTAGCTCCTTTAGATCTATTATCAATCGGCCACATAGGCTTGAGATTTGTATAATGGCATAGTTTGTACATCTCTTCTTCTGTTTTAGCAGAAACGAGAGGCACAATGTGGTCGATGTCGAAATTACGAAGTTCCCAGGACATACCCGATAGGAATTGCGTCTCTATATGCGTTTTAAGCTCCTCTAGAGAGCATCCAATATAGTCAAAGAACTTTGTATCCTTCTTCCAGAATTTCTTCTTCATAGCGTAATACAGGCGATTACGAAGTCTTCTGGATAGGACGTAAAGAGGATCTTCTTTCATTTTACGAGTTTGGTATGCGCGTCGAGTAGCATTGATTTTTTCTTTATTGTTCTTGTTATAGCCCTTAACACGCTCTGCTATTTTTTCTTTATATTTTTCGTAGTGATTTTTAGATTTTTCAACCCTACATTCCTTGCAAACAATGCTCAATCCACTAAAATGCATTTTATTTTTATGAAAAGCACTTACGGGTTTTTCTATTTGACACGTATGGCATATGAATTTATCTACAATAACTTTAAAATCTAATTGCTTCCGTCTTTCATTTCGTTCTTTATTGTAGCAAATAGAACAGGATAGTTTATATCCGCCTTTTCGTGAGCTATCGTGCGCGAAATTTTCTAGTGTTTTTGATTCGTTACACTTATTACAAGTTTTCATATTTTTATATTACACTAATTAGCTTATGTTGTCAACAGTGTTCTGCTTTTTAATGGCAAAGAAAAAGGGGCTATCCTTTCGGAAGCCCCCTTCTTTTTAACTAGACTAATCTAATTATGACGCAGAGTTAACAATTGCAGTTACCAACACTTGTCTGCCTGGTGCTACGCAAAATAACGCTTGGTCCGTATAGAGGCGAAGCTCGTATGCAGCACTGTTCTCAAGATCGCGGAAGAATTCGGTTTCTTGACCGGGACGCTTGAAGCTCATATCTTGTGAACCGACTCGGAACCAATCTTCTAGGCTCAAGAGGTAGGCATAGCCTTCCTTGACGTAGATGCTGGGTTCGATTTCGATGTCGCCGTTCTGCGAGTGGAAGAGAATGCTCTTAGAGCCGTTCTCAGCCTTAGCAGCGCTGTATGAAGAATCATACTTGCGAAGAGCAGCTTGATCGTTCATCATGTTCGCCCATGCGCGAGGATTAACAAGCGCAAGTAGACGACCATCAAGGCCTTTTTCTACAGCACGGCTAGCAGCAAGAGTTAACTTGTTGAAGCTAAGAGCAGCAGAAGAAGCAGAGAAGCTGTTACCACGCCAGAGGTTATACGCTCCAACGTCGATATTGAAAAGAGTTCCGCTTGAAGCAGAAAGAATCTTGTGAATACCAGGGAATTCGTTACCATATGCGCCCTTATGCCAGACAACATCGCCAGAGACGAGGGTACCGGGTGAGACGGTAAGGGTAACTACGCGAGTATCAAGGTTAACAGAGCTAACGATGAATTCACCTTTGCTTGTAGCGCCAGTGGTGTCGCGGATTTCGATAGGCATACCTTCAGCGCCAGCCCAGATACCAGGAGCCCATTCGGCAGTGGTAATGGTGACTGCAACGCCAGCATTTGAAGCAACAGTAGCATAGCCCATTTGGCCGTAGAGCATCTCGATTTCGAGTTTCTTCGCCATAGAACGTAGCATGTTAGCAACAAGGAACTTGGTTGCATCCATGAAAGACTGTGCTCCGCCTTGTGCAGCGCGTGAAGCAGCTACATAACCAAGAAGTGAACGCATGATAAGGGGATTGCCCTTGATTTGCGCGTCCTTGATTTGACCAGCAACGGGTGGGTTTAGATTGAAAGCGTCTTCGTCGCTAGAAGCGAAGGTAACACCGTGTTCCATACCCAAGATAACAGGCTGGTGGTATAGGTTCCCAGGCTGTTTGCCTTTTGTCATGAACTTGATTTTGTTAAGAAGCTTGACGCCATCCGGAATGAGTTCCTGGAGTTTGTCAGCATATGTTTCTTTGAAAAGACCGTTAAGGGTTCCGACCGTTCCGGCTGGATTACCAAATGTATTAGCTGTAGCCATTTTAAATTATCTCCTATTTTCTATTATTCAGAAACGATGTACTTAAGAATAAGAACATCATTGGCAGCAAAGGGAGCCGCTAGGGTTATTGTTACTTGTTCGCCCGAAACGACGATACCGGATTGCGCAATGCTGAGAACAGCAGCGGCAGAGTTATCGTGTTGCAGAACAACAGGAACAGAGGAAAGGGTTTCGTTGATGTCGATAATGACATCGTTAGTTGCTGTGGTGTATAGACCAACATCAGCAAATCGGACAACAAGCTCTTGAATCTTGAGTTGTTGACCAAGAATTAAAGAATCTTTTGCTTGGTAAGACATTTATATATCTCCTGGTTAAATTAATGTTAATGATTATGAGTATCTTTGGTCTGCAACGATCTTCATTTGAAGATATTCTTACTCTGCCTTGACAGGTTATAAGAAGTCTGATAAACTACTTGGTTGCTAACTACTTGAACTACATACTAAGTTGGTAAAATCGGGCTAATAAATTTCAATATTTCTTATTAATTTTTAGTAGCCCAATAAATTCAGCTAGTTAGTTTACTTAAATTCCAAAGAATTTCTTGTAATTTACTGGTTCTTTTACTTCTCTCTTAGGTTCTGCCGCAACATCTCTAACAGAGGACTTAACGGGGATAGGCGGTTGGCCTTTCGCTTTAGCAATGCTCTTTTTACGAATTTTGTTAATAACATCTTTACCAACAAGAGCCTCAATGACATCTTCTGGCATAAGAGCAAACATTTCCTTCAAGTCATTTTGCATTTCGGCTTCAACAATAGGAAGAACGTCTTCGGGTTGAAGATCCATGCCTTCTTGTATGCCCATAAGCATATAATCAGCCATTTTCTTAATGACATAAGGAGACTTAGGAAGGCTTGAGCCCTCTAACGCCTTGCTCATAGCTGTATCATAGCGCTCGTATTCTTGTTCTTGTAGCCGCTCAAACTGTTGTTGACGGGATTCTTCTTTTTCTTTTTCGCGTTCCTCTTTAAGAGCCTTTAGTTCGCTTGTCAGCTTTTCATGTTCAAGCTGTTCCGGGCTCTTGGACGCATTGTCGATTTCTTCTTCAATGATTTCTTGAGCAAGTTTCTTAACATCAACGCCAATTGCCGGGTTTGCTAAAGCTTTGCGGGGGTTCTTTTTGAGTTCATCAACAAAAGCCTTCACTTCTTTTTCAAGGGTGCTGTATTCTTGTGATTTTGAGCTAGCGAGACGGCCCATTTGGAGCTTTTCGCGCATGTACTTAACAGAAGCTTCGTCGTCTGGAATTTCAAAGGGAAGAGCTTCGTCATACTCACGACCGTTGAACTTAATTTTCAACGACTTGAGCATTTTCTTAGCGACGGCTTGTTGTTTGGGGGTTCCGTTCTCTACTTGATCTTGTAGAGCTTCTACGGCTCCGCCTTCGGCCCCAGATAGTTCTTGACTTTCTAAGACTTCTGTGTTACCGTTAGAGGGTGCTGCTTCTGGCGCAGGCGCGGACGATGATTGTACTGGATCTGACATAATTTTCTCCTGTTTGTAGCCCAAAATGGGTATACGAGGTTATCTGGCGTCTCAAAATGAGGTAGCCTATATACCTAAGTTGGTAAAAACACGAAGTTTATTGTAAAAATTTATGAATCGGATGGTCAGGCTTGAAATAACGCTTAAAAGCCCATTGAAGGCTAATGTTTTTCTTCTTTAAAATGAAGTTAAAGCCTTTTTCCGCTACCCAGACTTGAAATCTAGACAACAAGCGCCATTTCTGCTTCTTAAGCACAAGCTTTAGTAGTTCAATTCGAGCCCAGCCTAGATTAATCGTAGAAGGGTATTTTTTACCGGCGGCAATCCAAAGACCTCCGGTTAGCCATAAGAGAAATCCGGGGAATACTACAGAACGGGCGCATAACTGATAAATTGCTATATCGCCGCCTTGACGTTGAAAACGAATTGCTAATTTTCCGGGCTGTTTATTATTGTAGTTGTACAAATTTGACAAACCATAATCATTAATTTGCTCAGCAAAGCCTAAATCGTAAATTGCGTCTAGAATTAGAATTCCAATCGCATTATCGTGTTTTTCTTCTTTAGTGCCGCCAGGAACCCTATTAAAAACGCCGGGAATGACCTGTAACCGCTTAATAGCTTTGTATACTTGTACTTTGACATCGGGTAACTGTCCTGCTTTATGGAGCAATAGGAGAGCCATGGCGAGGAACAAAATTCCGTTATCATTGTTAACGCTAGAATTATTGTGAGCGTCAACTCTATGATCTAAATTAGACTTAGGGTAAGGGTCGAGTCTACCTAAGAAATCATCGGAGACATATTGAGCGAAGAAATAATCAATGTCTTCCTGATTAATCATTTTAATACTTATTACTTTTTTTAAAGTTTTCAATTGCCCATAAAGGTTGTAAATTTGTGTAATGACAAGCTTTTAACACTTCTTCACGTTTTGTTAAATCAAACGCAGATAATGGAATGATATGATCCATATGCCATCCATCGTGCGTATTATTTTCCCACGTCATCCCAGGCTTGAACTGTTTTTCTAAATAAAATTTTAACTCTTCTATTGAGCACCCTAAATCTCTTACGGCTGAAGCTATTTTTTGACCCCTTAACGCCTTCCACAGTCTACGTCTAAGATTATTTTTAATTCTATACTGGATATTTTCTCGTCGTTTTTTTCTATTGTAGGCGGCCTCTTTTTTTCTTTGAGCCGGGGTTTTTCTATATAACTTCCTAGCAACTGAGTCATAAATAGCCCTACTTTGTTTATATTTTTCGGTTTTTCTATATTCTTTATGATAACAAGTTCGGCATAATCCCCGTCCTTGATGAACTTTATCCGGATGACATACAGGGCGTTGCATATTATTTACTAGCTAATTTCTTACGTAATTGTCTAAATTTTTCAGTTCGAGGGTGAGACTCTATTTTTTCTGCTATTTTCGTGGGAGATGAATTATGGCCCAAAAACCAAGCAAGGTTCATTTTTTCTTTATCGCCTGCATATTTTTTATCTACATGGTCATACAATTTATCAGAAATAACACTTTGTAATTCAGGATTTTCTGATACCCGATTGGCAATTTCTTGGTCAGAGGCTCCCGTTATTCGTAGATTATTAAGTTCGTATGGTTCTTTACCCTCTCGTCTTAATCTATTAGACATCTCGTTAATAGTATTGGGCATTAATCCTAGATCTCCGACGGCTCTTTCTCCGGCATGAATACCGCCAGTCATCATTTTATGGTCAGTATTCTGACCAGAAGACGACTCAATAGCAGACATATCAGCAAGAAACTGCTCTTTTTCCATGTTACGCTTCAAAATATTAGCATCTTTTTCTGCTAATACTTCTTCAACGGTTCTATCCGGTATGTTTGGTTGTTTAAAGAGTTTTGAAAATCTATTTCCGGCCATAATGATCCCCGATACTATTACAAAAACTTTAAAATTAAGAAGCCTATTGTTGAAATGATAGAAATTATTGTCCATTGTTTATTAAGTTTCCTTAATTTTTCATCAAACTCAACGCGTAACCCCGCCAATGATGCGTTCTGATATTGAATCCTTTTGTCGATTAAGTCCAATTGTTGTAAAATCTTAACTTTCTTAAGATCGTCGTCTGGAGATCCTGAAGCAGCGTAGGCGTTAATCTCAGCAAGAAGTTCTTCGTCTTCAAGTGGCCACAGTTCGCCGTCTCGGATTTCGACGTGCTCGGGAGAAAGACCCTTAACTCTGTGACGACTCGGATTAATAAGCGTATTCTCATCGGCTACTATGTCCGAAAGATCGTCAGTAATGAATACGCGAGTACGTCCGTTTATCGCTTTAAATATTCGATTCTTTTTCTTCATTAGTGCCCTCCGCCGCAACCGTTACCTTCGGCGCAACCATCACAACAGTCAATTTTACCCATAGCAAGCTTCTTACGACGCTCAATTTCCTTTTGAATAGTGTTTAAATGCTGGCGCATAGGACCAAGTTGATCAATAAGCTGAGCTTCGTCGGTAAGTAGTTGAACTAAAGATGCCTTTTCGACTGGAATTTGAGCAGGAGCTTGTGCAGATTTACGAACAATGAATCCGTTATCAAAAGTTGCCGCGCACTTTTCAGCGCTCATTGCGCCCTCTTGTGTACCGACCAACACTCCATCAACGTATGCACCAAAAGTGGGGAAGTTTTGTACAACGCCGTTAGTAATGGAATCAACGGACTGTCCTAGCTTATACTTAGCCTTGACGAAATCACCTTCTAGTTCTTCAAACACCGGCTTCATTTTATCACAAAAACTGCACCCAGATTCTCGATAAAAGAATACAAGCACTTTCCCGGCTTTAGTCTTTTCTTTAAAGTTCTTTTCTGAGAGTTCTAAAATCATTTTTCTTTACTTCCTTTTATGGTTAATATTTAAAGTCTATATTAACACATATCAGTTTATATGTCAAACTTTTAGTCACTATGCCATTTATATAATTCGTAAGTCATTAATTCTTCAGGCTCTATACTATCTTTACAATGATCTACCTGCTTGAATAACTTCAGGAACGCGTAGTCTACAAATTTAGCCAGGGGCTTTACGAACCATTTAGGCTTGCCTGATGCCATTGCCCTACCACACCGACCGCTTATTGAATCGTCTACATCCCCTAACAGGATAACGTTGATAAACTGATCCAATGATAAGGCTAAGTTAAAGGTGTACTGGCCTAAAAATGACCTTTTCATACTCTTACTGGATCTTGCCTTGTTCTTTGGCCTTTTTTTCAATATAAGCCATTACTAGGCTAAATATCTGAGCAGCGTCGGGGTCTGTTGCCATCTCTTGAAATACGTTAATTGTATCCAATGCAATAGATGGACCAATATCTCCGCTATCATTATAAGGAAGTAGGGACGAGTTTAGCAGAGCTAGCCCGTTAAGTCCTGTAGTTCCAACCGTAAAGGTTTCTACCCAGTATTTATCTAGGACTTTAGCTGGTATTGTTATAGGATTGGCTGAAATTGGCATATTTATGTTACCTTTTAATTAGTTGCTTAATTGATGAATAACCCACGGCTTGGAACTTGTATAGGTACCAGAACAGTTTGCAGCGCATCCCGCTCCAGTGCAAAGACCCACGGCGTAGGTACAACCACAGCCAGAATTATTATTACAGTTGGACTCATCGCCATCAAAAGCCGAACAAACTACCTCAAGATTCCAAGTGCAAGTGCCCGCTGCTTCACACGGGGTCTGTGTTCCAAATCCCGAGCAATTACTAATCACATTATGGTGGTGGAACATTCCGCGTTCATTCTGCGCGTTAAGAACTACGCCAGACCCATACCCTAAAATAGAATCTGGAGTCGCACCGCCTGGAAATGGTATAACCGTTACAGTACCAGACGCTCCTATGTTTACAACCGAGTAAAGTCTAGAAGTGTTACTCTGATTTGCGACGCTAGAGCTTGGCAGCGTAACAACCATGCCAGACACCCACGAGCATCCAGATTCAGCGGCACAAGTACCAGACCCCGATGGAGTTAGATTGTTACAGAGTGCGGTGCCAACACAAGCCGCATTATACACCCCAGAGCACGTACCGTTGAAGTAGTTGCCAGTACAAAGACTACCAACACAAGCCGTAAAGAAAGTACCTGAGCAAACTCCATCTCCGCTATTATATGAACATTCTGGCTGTGTAGCGCAGTTAGTCCCGTCCCCGCCGCCGTCACTTAGTGTCGTACAATCACCGTCTACCGTTGCAGTACATCCTGTCTGTCCGTTACAAGCCGCTGTGTTTGTAAATCCTGGGCATGTAGAAGTATCCCATGCGCAGTTTCCACCAAATGAATCATCCTGCGCTTCGCAAGTAGACGAGTCCGTATTATTTGCCGCCGAACAAGTTGACTCATCATAGGTACAGCCAACGTGACCCGTTTCACATTCACTCTCGTTAGTTCCATTAAATGCGCTACAATCATTACCAGCAAACCAACTACATCCTACGCCTGTGTGAGTCTCGCAAGTTGCCTGACCTGCTCCGGTATAAGTTGAGCAAGCCGATGGTGTGCCCGAGCAAATAAACGCGTTAGATGCGTCACAGTAGACCATTGTCTCGTTATCAGTTATTGAGACAATGGAACTCGTATACAGAACACCCTTTAAACCAAGAGATCCATACGTTGTAAGAAATGCTGGGGGGGAAGTATTAGCGCCACCTGCCGTAACACGACCCTGATTAAAAGAACCTCCGGCATTATAAATACCTTGGCTGTATATTTGCGCTATTAAAGCCGTGGAGCCTATCGTAGTCCCGACTTCGAAATTATGAAATGCCTGCGACCCCGCTGCTTTGTAAACAGTATATCCAGAATCTTGGACCTGTATTCCCCATCTAATTGTGGAAGTAAATGTGGCAGTTAAAGAAACCCTAGTGCCAGTTGATACCATATCAAAGTTCTGAAGCGTATCAATCGTGGAGCTATTGGCCATTGTGGCCTTGATAGATCCAGCCACTTGTAACCTGCCAAACGTAAGCCCATCAGACTGCCTTGACGAATAAGTTAACCCGTCCTCGTAAGCGCCACCTGCTATAGAGCTTTGCAGCTTCCAATCCCCAAGCGCAGCGGCTGTCCCTTGTACCGGCAGAACATGCACCCTAAAATCAACTGTTTGGGAAACGCTCGTGCCTGTGCGCCAGCCATTGCCTCGCCACACAAAAGCTGGGGAAGCCTGCTGTGCGCCTAGCGCCGCCGGGGTTGGGTTAATAAGAATATTACTCGTGCCCGTTGTCGTCCCCAATGCAGACTTAGTGAACGTCTGAAGTTGCTGCCAGGTGTTTGCCTGAGTAAGCAAATTCTTAACTGTAGGGGATATTGGGCCAAACATATTATAGGTTTTTCCCTGCTGCGATGAATGAAATTGCTTTAGCCGCCGTCAATGTAGCCGTTACCTTTACTCTTAGAGTTGCTAATGCCGGTAGTTCTAAATATCTATTACCGTTGTTATCAACATTAAATGCCGGAGAAATGTTAGCTAAATTTAATAAGTTAATGCTAGGAGCTGAGTTGGTATCGCCAGTTCTTAAGGGTATGGCCACGGTACCGATAGGATAGTCAGTGCCGGATACTGTCATCGTAAGCACTACGTCCTTTGCTGCGGTATCAGTAGACTGAACGCTGATATTTGTGACAATAGATCCAAGAGATCCAGCAGTTAGAAGCGTTTTATACGTGGTCGTATCGGCAGGTAGAATCTGAACCACGCCGACGTTTGATGTTTGATAAAAGTTTGCAGCAGCCATTTAAAAGCCTCCGAATTGTGTGAACGCCACTAGGTCCACTATGTTAGTTGCAGTAATTGTTCCAGCTAGGACCATGTTACCAGCGTCATCAATTGTTGAATTAGCACCGTCTTGTAGAATCTTACCCGTAGTGCTGTCAAATCTTGCGACCGCGTTGTCAGTGCTACTTGCAGGCCCCACAACGTCTCCACCCGATCCACCACCCGCCGTGGCTGGTTCACCAAACTTAGACGCAGCAACAAACACAGCGTCTGCTGCGGTATTTAACGCCGTTGTATTCTTTTTAACAATAAGCCATGCACGTAAAGCCGTGTCAGATAGAGAGGGAGCCACAATCGGAGTCTCTGACAAAACACCTAAACGTGCTTCGTTTAAATCATTGTAGATAACTTGGCCATAGGTCATAATCAAAATGTTTGTAGCATTGGCGTGATAAACCCGCTGAATAGTAAACTTGTTGTTAGGTACCGTTGCGAGTACCCCAGTGCCGTCATCGTACAAATCAGGCGTAACTAAGGCGCTGGGAGAAGTCTGAGTAAAACCACCAGACCCATTGCGGTAGGAATAGGAAAACGAAGGCGCAACAAGCGCGGCGTCCGCTGTGATATTTGGGTTCTTCTTTGAAGTATAATAATTAGAACCGTTACGATATGACGTACCCGACGACTTATTTAAATTTAGATTCGCGCCATTGGCTGAAATTACGTTGCCCGAACCAATTACCACACCAACTATGTTTGAAAAATCATCAGCGTCCATTGAGGCGTTAAAGATTACACGAGGAAATGGAGAGGCTACTGTAATAGTTGAAAGGTTAGCATGGACCAATCTGCCTAAGATTATGTAATCGCGGGAGTCGTCAATTGAGAACGAGGCCGTTTGCTGCACAATCGCGCCCGCAGAGTTAATAGCAATGTTTGTAAAGGACGCAGTGGCTATATTTGTAACAGTTTGTGCAGTAAAGGCTGACCAGACAACGTGAGTTCTAACCGGATTATCTGGATCAGTGTGGTTATCTACAACATACCCATTACCTGCTGAAATATCGAACTTGGTTGGATCTACGTTAATACTAAGAACGCCGCCATTAAGCAATCCGGTGCCCATTACTGAGGTTAGCTTATCAAAATCTGTATTCTCAATGGTAACAGTATCAGTAGCCGAGTTACCCGAAATACTAATACCGTCGCCTTCTGCTAGGGTAAGAATATCAGTTGACGTTTCTGCTACGGGGCTAGTGCCATTAGGAACTTGAATAGTCTCAAATGAATTGGTTTGAATGGGTGCGGCGAAGTCGAAGAGGCCGGTCAGCGGATTAAATGAAAATTTAGCCATTTATACCGCCGTAATCGTTCCGTTAGTTAAAACATCTCGGTCTGATGTCGTGTAGTTAATTTCTACAGTTCCCGTAATAGTTCCACCGGCTCCTCCGGTTTTAAATGTGTACGTTTCACGAGTATCGGCAACAGATAAAGCCATGCTGAAATAATCGTAAGCGAACGGAAGCGACGTAACTGTAAACGGATTAGTCCCTGAGATGGGCAAACCGCCAATGAGAGGTGTTACGCGATGTGCGTCGTTAGCTTCCTCAAACGATTGAGTTACTGTTTGATTAGAACTTAATAATGTATAGTTGGGTGCATTATTTTTAGCCACCATTACCTCCCGCGACATTACCTAGAGATTGTTGTTGTAAATCAGGAGCCACTAAGTTTTCGGGAGCAACCTGTGGAATATTTGGCATATTTTCCATGCCATCTTGTCCTAAAATTGCGTCTCCCGCCTGCGGCAATCCTTGTTGCGGCTGCATAACACCTTCCATGGTGCTATTCTGCGTAGAACTCTTGGGAGGATTCCTCATTGGTCCGGGAGGAAGAGCGCCGTTAGACGGAATTCCTTGCGCTGGATTCAAAGGTTGTTCGCCAATAAGTTGAAGAAGGTCTGGATCTCCGCCGCGCAATAAGTCAATATGCTGTTGAATGTGTGCGTGGGCGTTCTTAAGCAATTCTGCGTCTTTACGCATTTCTGGGTCACTGAATACTTTACGGTGATCCATAATATGTTGCTTATGTGCGTCAAGCATCGAAGCAATTACAGGTTCTCCCATAAGAAGTCGTTCGTTCTCACTCTGCGCTAGCAGAAATTGATCCATTTCATCTTCGAACATGGGATCAATACGACCAGTATTAAGAACTTGGAAGTATTGTGTGGGATTCTTAACAAGCTGCATCTGAATAAGCTGTTCAGCCATTTGAACACGGCCCGCGAGGGTCCGGGCCAAAGGATTACCTACGTCTACAATGACGCGGTTAATGTCGCTGATAGCTTCGCCTGTAAATTCTTTAAGATAAGAACGATTGTTCTTGCCGACAAGGGCAATAACCTTCGGAGTCTTAGCAAAGTCTTTAAGCATGTTAATGAGGCTTGTTCCACAGTCTTCAATAAGCCTTACATAGCTCTGTTGAAGGCCTGAAATGAACTGTATGGCCTGTGATTGTACTAGCGCTAGAGCCGCGCCGGACTTTAAGCTTGCTTCGGGATTACCGCGAGCAACAGAGTTAATACCGGAGATAGTTTCTGCTGCCTGGTTAAGCATTTCAATGAATTTAAAGACTTCAGCCGGAGTATCAGATAACTGAATAGACTCAGGCTTAGCGTTACCTTCAATAATATTTAAAGCGCCCTCAAGGCTGCTAACAGAGATGTCTGCGCCCCGGGGTACGAAGACGTTCTGTACAGCAAATGCGTTTTGGTTAGTCATTACAGCGCTATAAAGAGTATTTAAACCCTCTTGTATAGGATACACGTCAAACATCGGGCTGTATCCGTAAGGAGTTCCTAGGATGTCCCCGGCAGTAATGCGGTAAACGGGAATTTCGCGGTAGGGGAGCTTAGCGTCAAGCAATACACAATCAGATTCACAGAAAAGGACATAGCGACCTTCAGGAACTGCGTCTGTACGCTTGTGATAGAACTCATAAACAGGAACGTCGTCTGTTTCGTCGTTAGACCAAACAGCTACTCGGTAAATTGACTGCTCTGACTTCGAAGGAAGCGCATTAATCTTATCTTCTAGTTCGGGGTACTTAGCAATTAGGTTGTATCGGTTCTGGAAAGAGCGTACAATGACCCATTCGTTGTCCCAGGCTTCTTTTGTACCATCAACAACAACATCAAACGGGCTTAGGGTGCTAAATACTGCATCGCCTTCGTTAATAAACTCACCGGTTTCGTCATCAACGTCATAAACTTCGCCGCCACTTGAATTCCACTCCATTTTAACGAAGCCAGAACCCATAATAATAGCCATTTCAGCGGCTTTCTTAAGAGCGTCTTCAAGCTTACGCTCGCGCATGTAATAATCAAGGATTCCGTTAGCTAGATAAGTCTGAGCTTGTGATTTATAGTCAGTATTAACAGCTTTTGCTTCCATAACAGGACGCTGGGCAGTTACCATGACATATATATGACGCGCTAAGTTACCAAAATGGTTAATTGGAAGTTGAACTAGTTCACCTTGTTCGCCAGCGAAAGAAATACTATGGCCGCCGCCTGTATCGTCTGTGGCGTAGCTTCCGTAATAGGCTCTATACATTTTAGCTAGCTTATCTAAGTACGCATTAGACCTTAATGTATTAAAAAAGCTTTGAGACTTCTTCATACATGTTGCTGCTACTTCTTCAGGAGTTCCTGCTGCAAAATACTTACCTTGATTTGCCATTTTATCTCCTTGGTGCCTTAACATTGAAAATTCTACGATAAATATCTAATTGTGACTCGCCGGTTCCTCGTGCTGGTATAGGAGTTCCGAACGCGTCTTTTAGAGTTACGCCGTAGTGGGCGGGATAGGGGTTTTTTGAGTAGATAATATTACGTACAAGGTAAATAGCGGCATCTACAAAGTCATAATGGCCGTCGTCTTGTGACCGACCAAATTTAGTTTTATTATTTGGCGAGTACCATTTAACATTACGTAAATGTCTGATGAGATTCTCACAACGAGGATGGATGATAATTTTTTTAGATGCAAGCATCATACGAAGGGTATTAATAGCAGCTTCTTTATCGTCTTTACGAGTACAAATGAAGTTCATCTCGTTATTACTGTGAATTCTAAGTTCATTTTGTACGATATGATTAATATCTGAAACCCTAATATACGGCTTTTTAGTTTCACCGGTTGTGGGGTCAAACCAAAGACTCTTTTCCTTGTCTCTTATTTGCCCAACAAGCTTTGAAAGCTGTAAATTGGAGCCATTAACGCAAAACTCATCTTCTATAATAACTTTATCAGCCCGGAAGTCATAATAAGCAAAGAGAATAGCGGTTAGGTCGTTAAATCCAACGTCCATTGCTTCGTAGCATTCAAAAAACGGAGGTCTTGGCCATTCCTGTACTATTTCTTTCTCAAGATCTGGAGTAAATTCAGGAATAACGGACATAGAGGGATCTCTAATTATCTCACAAAGATATTCGCGACGGAAGCGCTCGTTCATGACGCCGCCCATTTGCTTAATAATATTATCTTTTACTAGATTTGACAAAAGAGGATTGTCATAAAGGGTCTTTTTAACAAGATGCCCTTCCTGCTCAGCCTTCTCGATATACTTTAAGAAATCATGATCTGAGGCTTCAGGAGGAGTGCTAGAAAGGATAATCTTTCCGCCAGTATGTGTTGTTGTTGGGCGAAGTACAGACTCAAGCATACGCTCAAGCTCGTCACAGAAGCCAGCTTCGTCTATTAGAATAAGCTTTGACTTCTGTCCGCGTAGACGTTCGTAATGCTGACCGTCAGAGCCAGCGAACTGAATCTGGGACTTATTAGGAAACTGCCAGCAAAACAACTGAGTGCTGTACGTGGGTTTGACATCTTCTGGGCAATCAAGCAATAGGTCATTAAAAATAGGTTCGAACACCATTTTAACGTGGAGCTTTGTATCTGTTACAAGTTTCACAATTGAATTAGGTTCGCGAAGGGCCGCTTCTAACGCTAGAATGGCCAATAGGGTAGATTTACCTGTTTGGCGGGAAAGGAGCCACACGAATGTTGAAAAGTTGGGAGAGTTATAAAACAAGTCGTACATTTGCTTCTGCACTGTATGGCACTTGTAAGACAAAATTCCTCTGCGCCACAATTCACCCACGGCATCTTGTCTGGTTACTTTATGCGCGCTCATGATTATTATTTGGTTTCTTCTTTTGTGAGCTGTAAAAGCTCATCTGTTGATAGTTTTTTGAATTTTCCATCAACGTCTTTAATGTTACTTCGAATCTGCATTAATATCTTAGCGTAGACTTCCACCTTACGGCATTCTTCTAAAGTAAGATCTCGGCTACTTGATATTCCGCGAAGATTTTCAAGCTGCTTTAAGCAAATCTCTTCTTCTGGTGAAATATTAAGTTGAGGAAAAAGGACAACGTTCTCGGGTCTAACTGCCAGAACTTCAAGGCTTTTATTCTTTTCCTTAAGTTCATTAATTTGTTTATTAAGACCGACAATGGTCTTATATTGAGCGTCAGCATAGGCCTGTAGCTCTGCCACATCCTTAAGTTGACCTACAATTTTGTCGATACTACATTCGTCCGACATTACCAGGCCTCATGCCTTGAGCTATTTTAACAGCACTAACGCCGGTTCGCAGCTCATCGAGCGATTTAGCGAGTGCTAGGATAGTTTCGTTCTGTTTTATAAGGATAAGCTCTAGTTCTTTATGGCGTTTATCTTGTACTTTGAATTCCCAAAAGGCAGCAGAGCCTGCTAAAATGAGCAAAGTGATGGCAGAAGGCCAATCGGAGCCCATAATCAAGAACTTACCTGCTGTAACTGCGAATAAAAACAATGGGATATGCTTTATTTTGTCCATAAATCCTCTTAAGTAGCTAAAACTAAAGAACTTTCTTGCGTCCCTGCACTGTTTTCGGCCTAAAATGGGCCATTTCCCCACGGGGGTCGTCAGTATTGCATCAACTTCTCTATATACAGTTGGTAAAAAATGCGGTATTTACCATAAAAATTACCAACTAATTGTATGTCGATTACAAAAAATGAGCTTACAATGGGCCGGGATAAGCAGTTCCCCGAAGAATATACGAAAGAAATCTCAGACAATTTAGATAAGTTATTGATTTCTATGAATAAAATTAGAACTGCCTACAATAAATCTATGCAGGTTTCTTCAGGTTGGCGTCCTGTTGCTGTAAACGCTAAGATAGCCGGGGCAGCTAAAAAGTCAAACCATACGTTAGGTCTAGCTTGCGATGTCAAAGATTCAGATGGAAGTCTTTGGGCTTGGTGTCTGGAAAATCTTCAGCTTATAAAGGATTGTGGGCTATACCTAGAGGATAAACGCTGGTCAAAAACTTGGGTTCACTTCCAGAACAAGGCACCGGCATCTAAAAAGAGAATTTTCAGGGCATACGCAGGAGATCCACCAAATCCCGAAATGTGGGACGGGATTTATGACTCTAAGTTTGATGGATGAAAACGCCTTGACTAATCTCTTTAAAAATTTTTTCAGGCAAAAGAGAAACCCGAGTTTTACCGGTTTCCATAATACAAATAGAAATATATTCTTTTCTTTTTATTTGACCTAAACTAGACGCAAAATAATTCCCATCTAATCCCGGAATAATGCGCCATTCTTCAATCATGATATAGCCTTTAATAACTTTTGAGCCGTAAAGCTGAGAACGTTTTTATTTTCTTTCGAAAGCTCTTCATATTCACAAAGAACCAAACGAAACTGTTCTTGTAGTTTCACAAATTCTGTCACCTTTTGTGAAAAAATCTCAGCGAGAATTGCAGAATCGTCTGGATTCTCAACGTTGTTAATAGCGAAGTCCAGTCTATTAAGATCGGTTGAAATAACAGCAAGCTTCTCTCCGATTAAATCAACCTTATGTTTAACATCAGCTAAAGACATAGAATTTCTTCAGCCTTTGCAACAATCCGCGTTTCTACATATTTCCGCATATCAGGCCTTGTTGCGTAAAACCAACGACGAACCAAACCTCCGATTTCGGGAGTTTCTAACGCCAACGAGGGAACCTTCCAGACAAGCTCAGCATTATAAGAATAGCTTTTAAGCATTTCATCGCGTAGGAAAAATAGGAATTCTTCTGCTTCGTCTAAAGTCATACAACCACCTTTTTAGCTGCCCGAGAGGCCGCGCTACGAACTTTGGATTTATCCTTCAAGCAGTCAGGACAGACAGAGCCGGTCCACTGCTTACCATTCTCGTCGACGTAACGTTTATCTTTATTATTTGGGAATTTACCAGCGGAGATACGCTCTTTGATTTTATTACAAGTTTTGCAAATTCTTTTATTAGACTCTGGGGTTACGCTCATATTATTTAATTCCCATAAAGGCAAAGTAGAAGCCTGTTTCATTGTTAAGTTTAATTTGAGCTTCAGTAAGCTTTACTGTTTCCTCGCGAGCACAACACTTCATGCTTATCCTGTAAACAAGACTAGCATACTCCCAAGTCTGGGTGGGGGTAATTTCCTTTTCACAAACGTAACATTTACATTTAAGATTATCTGTTTTATACGCATCGTAATACACGTGATTATCCTCGCCGAAGATCTGAGATGCTAAGCCTCGTATTTTTAAAACTATGTCGTCGTCCGAATCCGGCGTCGTAATAGTAATAGGATTTCCTGTTAAATTTGTAATAACAAATTGCTTACCGCTGGGGTCTTTCGGTAGGGTAATTGTATAAGGGTTATCCATAAAGTTACTATACCTTATTAGTTTCTATTTGTCAAGCTATTTAAGAAATTTAGCGTACTCTTCTTCTTTCATCCAATCACCAGTAAGAGAGTGCTTGCCGTATTCCGTAATAGTCCGCTCGAAGAAATTACCGAACTTATTAGCAGTAAAAACTTCATCAGTCCACGGAATAGGATTTTCTTTAACTCCATAGATACCCTTAATGCCTAGCTGTATACACCGCCTATCTGTAATAAATCGAATATACAGCTTAACTTCGTCTTTTGTAATGCCCGGGATTTCATAATTAGCAAAAACATAATCAATAAAAATGTCTTCAGCGTCAACAACTTGCTTGGCGAATTTCTTAATCATATGAGCATCAGGGCGACCTATTTCGTCTAGCAGAGCTAGATGCCCCTGAACGTGAATTGTTTCGTCCTTAACGCTCCAGTCAACAATGGCACACATACCGGCCATATTACCGCCAGCCTCGGCCCGGCGAAAATTCATTAACATAACGAATGACGCAAACAGAGACACGCCTTCGAGAAATACCATTTTAGCTGCAATTTGTTTAAGATTACCGAGATCATCCAACTTTGGATCGGGCTCAATACTCAGCATTTCATATTTTTGTTTAAGCTCTGGAATCGTTAAAAACTCGCTATAAATATCATTAGATAAAGCCAATGTGTCATTAAGTGCTGCATATGCCTCTTGATGTAAGGCCTCGCGAGCAACAAAAGAGGAATACATACAGCGTAGTTCGTTATTTTTAACATATGGGATAAGATATTCAATGTAAACTTTACCAACCTGAACATCGCTCTGAGTAAACATTTTTAATGTATTAACAACAAACCCCTGCTGCCCTTTAGATAATTTGTTTTTAAAGTCAGTCAAGTCTTCGTTAAGATTCTTTACTGCTTTTAAAGTCCAATGCGCATCCTCGTGTTTCTGTCGTATAAGTTCTGCCCAGGGGAACTTAAAGGGTTTATAAACTTTTGAGTATTTCTGTACTTTAGACATGTTAACCCTCGCACCCGACACATTCAAATTTTGAATCTTTTGGTTTCTCGATAACTAATTCAATTTTTTCGTTCATATTTTCAGTTTTATTAGGGTTAAGGCTTCGTTGATAATATAAACTTTTTACCCCTAAATTCCACGCAAGTAAAACATCAGACTCAAGCTTAGATCGTTCTGTATCCGCCTTATAAAACAGGTTAAGAGATTGAGACTGACATATAAAGGGTTGACGTTCGGCTGCAAGCTTTATAATCTCAGCCTGGTCAATTTCAAATGCGGTCTTAAAAACCGCCTTCTCGTTATCACTAAGGAACGTTAAATGTTGTACAGAACCGCTATTAATACTAATGGATTCCCATATTTCAGGACGATCCATATCTTTTTTCTTTAAAAGAATAACAAGGGCTTTATTTTTACGCGTTGTTGTCCCCCCTCTCGTATCTAACGTGTGATAATTATCTTGCCAGGGTTCAATCGACGGTGATGTATTGGCAATGAGGCTGTTGTTAGCGTTGGGAGCAATAGCTAACATGTGGCTATGTCGGCGTGGCATGTACAGACAATTACCACGCTCTTCTCCTAGACGCTCACTGGCAGCAAGGGACTCTGTTTGTATATAAGAAAACATTTTAAGGTTAACATCTTTAGCTTCTTGTGATTCAATTGCAATCATATTATTTTGTAGGTAAGAATGAAAGCCCATCGTTCCCAGCCCAATGGAACGCTCATCCTTGGCGGATCTAACAGCCTTTGACAATTCACTTGGTGCGTTCTCTATGAAGTATTCTAGAACATTATCTAGCATTACGATTGCGTCTTGTACCAAAGATGTTCCTGCCCAGTTGTCGTATTGCTCTAGGTTTACTGACGATAAGCAGCACACTGCCGTCTTGTCTTCGCTTGTTGGTAGCGTAATTTCGATACACAAATTTGAGCCGTTTAATTTAAGCCCGGCGGTTTTCATTTTTTCAGGCAATCTGCGATTTGCTTCATCAATGAAAAAGATGTACGGTTCGCCTTCCTTGGCTCGCATTTCTATAATTCGATGAAATAAATCACGAGCCTTCAATGTTTTTGTTACTAATTGGGTCTTTGGATCGATGAGACTCCAATTATCGTTAAAAATAACAGCACGCATAAATGCGTCCGTAACATTAATGGCTATATTAATTTCTTTATGTCTACGGTAGCGGTCGCCCGTATCTTCCCGAATGACAATAAATTCTTCAATATCTGGATGTGAAATATCAAGATACGCAGCGTAAGATCCTTTGCGGGTTTTACCCTGTCGATAAGCAAGCATATCATTACCGGCACCGATAAGATGTGGGATGACGCCCACCGGCTTTCCTCCTGTTTTTCCTATAATTGATTCGGCTGATCTGACGGCAGACCAGTGCCCCCCTATACCGCCTCCCATAACGGTTAGAAGTCTAATTTCTGAACTATGTTCAATTAACCCCTTAACTGTATCGGGGACATGAGAAAGAAAACAGCTAATCGGCAAGCCTTTAATATATCCATTTTTATCCGGGGCATTAGAAAGAACGGGGGAAGCCGGGAGCAACCATTTCCTTTGAAAATAACCCAATAGTCTACCCTTAAGCGCTTCGTCTGTTACTCCTTTGAAGGTTGACCAGGCCTGAGCGCATCGTTCATATAATTCATTGATTGACTCGCCGGGAAGACAATAGAAATCCTTAAGTAGCTTATCTGCGTATGCGTCCATTATTTATCCTTAATTAAATTGTTATAAATATTTTTGATAGTCTCTAGAAATTTATCCAAAGACAACGTGCTTTTCATTTTATTACAGGCCCAACAACAAGACACAACATTTGTTTTTATGTAACCTATAGCGCTATCAACTCGATCTACGCCATTATACCGATAAGAACTTCGCTCAATTCCTTCAGGCGTCGCTCTCTTAGATCTACATTTCGATATTTTATCCGGAGGGGATTTGCAATAATGACAATTGCTGCTGGTTAATTGTTCAAATTCTTCTAAACTTAATTCCCAAGAATAGGATCGCCGCCTGGCTCCTATTTTATACAGATTAAAAACTTTTCTAAGCCCCGAAAATCCGAGACGGACTCTCTTAGTTTTGTTTATATTGCGCTCAACTAACGTTCTCATACGAGACGGTTTATTACACCCACAGTTAGTGGATGTTTGCTTTTTTAAATTTTGAACAAGAACGTCGCGCGTTGTTCCGCAAACACAACGACAGGATTGATAAAAATACCTGCCTTTTTTAAAAGGTTCTGAAATAACAACCCAATCACCGACCGCTTTAATCACAAACAACCCTCGGGAACTACTGGGAACATTGCTGACGTAATTCTTTAACTCTATTATTCGCTAACTCATCACACTTAACATAATCTCTAAAAACACGCATACAACTATCCATTGTGTATTTTCTAACACTCTGAATATAATCTTCAGTACACTTATCATTAGACGGACCTGCACACATAGCAACCGCTATTAACCACGTATATTTTAAACTCATAGAAGACCCTGCTGAGTAAAGTTCTCAATAAGAATACTCATCTTCTCGTCTACACAAGTTTCTATTTCTTCATCTGTGAAAAATATTTTCTCACATATTTCTCTATAATACTCTTCAAATACATTTAAGTCAAGTTGATGCTTAACTAGAACTTGACCCGTAACAGTAACCGTGCTATCCCCGCAGGCTACTAAAAACAATAACCCAGACAGCATCCATCTCACAACTCACCAATAAATTCCATGCCGAAGTCAAAAGGAGAGCGCTCCAACATCAGATACTCATCCTGATAATACTCATAATAGAACAAAGAATCGTCTACCTTTGTCACCAACACGAGATGCTCAGTCTTAGACCACCAAATCTCTTTAACTATATCACTTGTCATTTAATATATCCTCCGCATTTTTATTACACTCTGTACAATACATTTCACCATTAGATCTATAGTCCCACGCATGAGTAGTACACTTTACTACAGGTCCTCTACGAGCAGCTAGCATCATACCTTCCAGTACAATAACTACTGCCACTAGAAACAACACACCTATAATCATATACACTGAAACATCATCCACTAAACTCATACTACCATCCTTCTAGAAACTCTCCTCCAGTAAATCTATTTGTTTATACGCGATAACGTATAAATACGGACATTTAGTCCTTCGGACTTAGGTGACCCCGGGCTGTTTTTTCAACCCCGGCTATATCCCTGTTTGTACAAGTAGTTAATATTAAGCGATTTAGCGCCATTAATACGAGTGTAACGAGTATTATTACCAACTAGCTATATAGAAATATGAATATTACAATACAACAACTTAAAGAATTGTCCTGTAGCGGTGTTTATATCGTCTTAAATAGGCCTAAGAAGCGTGTTTATGTTGGGTTTGGTGTCAACATGCTCAATTCTGTAACACGTCTTGTAGGGGCGTATAAGACGGATAAACGTATGCTCGAAATGTCAGAGGATAGCTCCAACTTAGAAGTTTCTATAGCAGAGAAAATAGAAACTACAGACCCGGGGATTATGC